CATTGATGAAAATGGTAGGTAGTACTGGCTGGCCTTGGTGCCTTAAATTTTCCACTAATAAAGACCTCATCGAGAAAGTGGGGTTACGTAGGTTGGCTGTGATGGTGATTAAGCGGATGAACTCACTGTTGCAGGGTAAGGACGAGTCTGATCCGGCGCGCATCTTTGTGAAGCGCGAACCGCACAAGAAAGAGAAGATTGAAGCCAAGCGTTGGCGCCTCATCTGGGGTGTTAGTTGGTTAGATCAGGTTATTGACTCTGTTCTGTTCGATGCCAGCCTGGATGCCGAAATTGACAATCATGAGAGGATTCCTTCCAAGCCTGGTTGGTCATGGGTGAATGGTGGAATGGACAAAATGGCCCGGGAAATTTACCGCGGGCGTAAAGAAATTGCTGAGACGGACAAGACGAGTTGGGACTTTACAGTTCCTAAGTGGATTTATGACTGGGATTTGGAACGTCGGCAGAGACTGTGCCTCGATTGGGGCACTGACGCTCGATTTGAGTTTCTATTTCAGAAAAGGTACGAGCTCTTGTCCATGGGTAGCATCGTATTCTCAGACGGAACCGTTTATCAGCAAATGGAGCCAGGAATTGTGAGATCCGGCTCAAAGTTAACAATCTCCTTGAATTCAGCTAGCCAAGTTATGCTGAAAATCTCAGCCGCGTTGGACATAACGGGTGAGTTTGACTGGCAGCGTGATATGATTTTCACAATGGGTGATGACACGCTGGAAAGGTTGGGGTTTGACAAGGAGGCTTATAAGGGTTGGCTGGTGGAAAGAGGCTTCATTATTAAGAGGTGTGAAGTGGACCACCTGGAGGGAGCGGAATTTTGTTCGCACCGCTTCCGAGATAAAAACGGGTTTTGGGCTTATGAACCCGCCAACTGGAATAAGCACGTCTTCAGGTTGAAGTATCCTGAGGACAAAAAGAAGGACGTGCTAGCTGAGACGCTCAGTAGTTTGCGGATTGAATATTTCTTCTGTGATAAGGAGTATGCACTCCTAACGGAGAAATTGATTCAAATAGCACCTGAGAAGTGTAAGTCTCGGCATGCGCTTGCGGCCGTGGCATATGGCTCAAGCTGAGTCGGCGTGATACCGCTGAATTTGTTAATTATGCCAAGGCAAAAGAAAAAGAAAAGTGTGGTCGTGAGGGTGCGGGTCAAACCGACCCGCCCAAAGCGAGCAAAGAAGAAGTCGCAACCACGCAAAGTGCGCAACAACAAAGTAATGAGATATGTTCAAGAGCATGTTGGGCACGAAATGGTGGTGGGCAATGAGTGGACGAAAGCCCTCAAGGACCCGTTTACCAATCCCCCTGTTTGTGTGGGGAATGGGGCGATGGGGAAAACCTTCTGTGACATGATCACTAACTCTGGTACAGTTACTTTTAATAGTACTAACCAGAATGGTTGGTGGATGGGCATGATCGTACCAAATGCGGCAAATTCTTTTTATTGCACGACTGGTTATCCTGTAGGAATGGGAACAGGAACGGCCCTAAATGCTATGACTTGGGCTGCACAGCAACCGGTGTCAACATCTTCGTTGGCTCCGTTGTCTGGTGACGCACGCCTAACGGCTCATGCGTTGAGGGTGCAGTTTAGGTACCCAGCAACAGACCCCCCTCCGCAGGTTACAGTCGGCTACACTACAAGTGCTACGCGAGTGGATGGAATCATAGGAATGAATTTGATTCTAGGCACGTATATGAACCAGTCCGGTTCAAGAACCACAGTGGTTAGAGACGGCGCGATGCAGATTTCGTGGCGCCCCATAGATGCTTCAGAGCTTACGATGGGTTTTAAGGCGCTCGCGGCGATAAACACGTCCACGGACTGGTATACCTCGGCTGTTGCCCCGATGGTACCCTATTTCATAGTGCAAGCAAGTGCAAGCACGACGATGTTTTGGGAAGAAGTGCTCCATGTCGAAATGACCCCAGGGCGGGGTTCGATAATTAATTTGGGAGCGCAAGCGCAGGTTTCAGTGGACACCGGCGCTATTTTGGAATATGCCTCCACGAAAATGACCCCATATTTCCGCTATTTGACGGAAAAGGCAATTAATTGGGGGACGAGTGCGATGATGGGACTGGCATTCCGAACAGTGGGCACGGTGGTTAAAGGACAATATCAATCCGTGCCTACGGCAGGGCCTCTGCAACCGCCGAGGCTTATGCAAGATGAGTTGGCAAGGCGTCGATCATTGGTGGATGATGAGAAAGAATATTATGACGTTCAAAGAAGACACCAAGACACTGCCTCAATTCGAGGTTATTAGCAGCGTGTTAACGCTGTAAAAGTAGTCAAACGATGAGATTCGACGTCAACAAACATTCGTTGCAACTCTGGGTCAACACGGCGCAGATGGCTAACACTACGTATTTTCGAGTTCGACGTACTCTTTATAACAAGTTGGTAAAGTTAATCGCCAACGAAGAGGACCATGACTTCACGATTGATGGCGAGACGTTCAATACCTTGAAAGGGTTTTTGACTGCTCGCAATGAGTCGTTGAATGACAATAGAACATTAGCGTTTGTGAAAGCCCTGGATGAGCTAAACGAAGACCTGCAAGTGGACGAACAGGAAATTCAACCGCTTTCAGGTGATTACAAAGAGAATGAGGGGAACGGTGGCGCGCCTCAACCGCCCCCTGGAAATCCGCCGCCAGCGGAAGAGCATAAAAACGATGGCGATGGACATTGAGGCCAGCTCAAAGTGATAGTTTATTGGTTTAAACGCTTTATAATAAAACCAAGCCGACATGAGTTTTAAGACGCATGGTGTGTCGCTGTCTAGACATGACAGTACGTG